GGTTCTCTGTATGTATGATAGTTCCATGAACATGCTTGATAGATTCCTCCATGATGTTCTTGTGTTGCATCAGCATAGGATATAGCGATATCATAACCACCCTTATGCTTTAATGCTTTGATAGTCTTTGATATGAGCCAACTTAAAGGTGCTTTAATACCTTCCTTTCTTACTAGTCTAACTAACTCAATAACATTTACTTTTTTAACTGCCCATGTATTATTATTTGACAAACCAAATATACATGCAGCAACTATCTCACCTTTATCACCAAACAGTCCACCATCTAAATGTAGACTTCCAACCATAACTGGATTGTTATGACATCTACCAGAATAATGATAATCTAAAACTAATTGTCTTGCGGGTTTTCTTTCACCAGTACAGAAATGAAAATTAACTCCTTCATGATTTATACTATTCATTCCACCATATGGGTTCTTGTGTTTTCCAAGTACAGAAACTTGCTTTTTCTGACTTGTAATATGTTCTGTATGCTTCAACAGTATCAGACTTTTTACAGTAATCAGGCATACATTGGGGGGGATCTACCCATCCATTATCTTTAATATTTTTTGGTAAAGAGTCTAAAATAAAACCTAACTTTTCCCATGACAAATGCACTTTACTATATCTATTACTAAATTCAATAGATAAATTTCTAAACAATTCATACAACCATATATAATGATCTTCAGAGGATCTAGTCCATATTGTACTAGGATGATTCTTATGAGCCACTTTATATAAGTTAGGATGTGCATCATCTTCATCTAATATTCTATGTGCAGTAGAAAGAAGTTGTGCGGATTCCAATATCATTTTAACACAATGTTTATCACAATGATATTGTGCTGCAGTGATTGGATCTTTATCTAAGAAAAATATATTCATAATTGTTCAACCGCTCTCAAAAATGTATGATTTACATACTTTGTTTTGTCTCCATGTTTACCATCAGAATCAACAGGTATTCCAAAGACTTTTACTTTAGCATCTGTTATATCATCTGCTTCATGAACTTCTCTTACTAATTCACCTTCTGGTGATTCTAAAACTACTAGATATTTTTTCATATCTTTCTCCAAAAATTTAACTTTAAGATTGCTGGTGGACCAACATATGTATTACTATCTATAATATCTTTGATACTATCTTTACTAACACCTGATATTATTATATCATTAATATCCTTAAATTTCAAGTCGGATGGCCAAATACATATAGGTGTTTGATTTTCAATAGTTTTTTCCATCTTCTTCACTATCTCTCTATTTCTTGGTTCATTATCATATATAATAACCTTGTCCTTTATAGATGAAAGATCAGAAACATCTGATCCAGCCATGGCAACACAATTATCCAAGAACATAGAATCTATTGGACCTTCAACCACATAAACTTTTTTATTTAAATTTACTCTATCAAGTCCATATAATTTCTGTGCATCCTTATCAATTTTTACAGTGATATATCTTAATTTAGTATTATTAAGAGCTCTACCTTGAGCAGCAATTAAGTTTCCATGTCTATCAAAAAATGGAATTAATATTCTTGGATCTGAGTCACCTTTATATTCTTCATCATATTGTTTAACCCAAGAAGAAAAGTCTTCCGCATAATAAATTAAACTAAGAAACTTATCTGGTATCTTTCTTTTAACTAAATATGATTTAGCGTAATGATCATCTGATAATGATTTTATCGTGGGTAATTTTACTTGTTTCTTTTTCTTAAAGGTAGGTCTTCTAAAATTATATTGAGGTTTTTCTTTTGGTTGTGTAAATCTATTTTGAGAATCTTTGTATACTTCTAGAACATATTTTTTATGTAAATCTGTATCTAAAAATTTAATTAAGTTGGATACAGACCTTCCATCCCCGCAATTGTGACACTTAAAGAATAGATTGTTTTGTTTTCTGTAAACATATCCTCTAGTTTTTGTTTTGTTTTTGCGTGAGTCACCGCAGATGGGACAACGGAAATTCCACAAATGATCTCCCTTCTTTTTAAAGAGAGGCAATTGTGAAGATAGAATATTAAGATACTTTTGATCAGTGAATAAACTCATATATTTCCTCTTTGAAAAGTTACACTGTAAGTATACACCCCAAAGAGGAAATTGTCAAGTTATTTATTCTGGCTTTTTTAACTCTGTGAAAAGTTTAAGTAGTTCTACACCGCAATCAACAACACGTTCTACTTTTTCTTCTGCCGCATCATCATCCAAATCAAATTCTTCTTTTGCATAAGCAACTAATTCATCTAATTCAGATTCGTCCAAATCCATTACTTCTGGAATAACTTGATCTATATCATTTAATGCGGGCTTCAACGCCTTTAGTGGTTCAAGAAAATATCTCGCATCAGACCAACTAAAGTCATCATCCTCCATGGATTTATTCACTGCTTCCGACAATGAAAAAATAAATTTAAGTACTTCTTTTGTTTCTTGAATACCTGCCATAACTATCTCCCTTATGAGTGAGGATGGACGTGTTCTTCAAATGACCACGCACCAGTTTCACTATCATGTCTAATTGTTAAATGTAATTCATTTGATGTTGACGTGTTCATGGCCGCTGCCGCTGACATCATAGCAGTTCCTACTATTTGTCCTGCCGCTGGAGCCATTGATTCAGACCACCCCAACATTTGATCAGTACTTGGCATTGGTGGAACAGGAACATCTAAATCATCAGGATCAGCCATTCTTGTAATTAAATCAACCATACCAGAACATGGTTGGCTAGGGTCTGCTTCAACTAATTTATCCACCATTTGCATTGCTTCAGGTGGAATTACTTTTTCAATCATGTCAGTGACATGCTCTTTGGCAAGATCAGTTGCAGTTTCCGCAACAAGACCACCAATAACATTTGTCAACATAGGTACTAATAGAGGTAACATTTTTATCCTTTCTTACCATATCTCAAATAACACATAGCACCTGTGGTTTCATCTTCTAAGATAATTGGTTCCTTATAATACTTTCTTCCGTATTGTCTTATTTCTTCGCCATTATCAATTTCACCCAATATTTTTCGATATGGTTCATATTTTTTCTTACCCATTCTTGCTTTTAAAAAAGTAGATGTAGGAACTTTAAATACTCTTGCTCCTGCAAACTTCTTTGGACCAGGGGGATTTGAACCTAACCCCGCTTGACCTGTTGCTACTGTACCAGGTCCAGATTCTTTTAAAAAATTATTTATTGGTTCTTGATATTCTTTTAAAAGATCATAACATTTTTGAGAGTTCACAAATTTTTTATATTGTTCTTCTAATTGATTAAGAGAAGAATGTCTAAGAATATCTTCCTTTAGTAGAAACAATGCGGCAGTAAGAGTTCCTATCTTGGATTGTCCACCAGGAACTTTTGCTAAAAATTTTTTTAAATTAAAAACTAATGTGTCCATTAGTTTGTATGATTCTTTTTCTTTAGAAGTCAGTTGACTTCTTTTCTTCAATACCTTACCCTTATCATCAATGATACCTAATTTGTAGGCATCAGTATCTTTGAATGGTGTGGATAATTTTTTAATAAATTGATATGCTAAGTAATAATCTACACCTGATCCTATGATACTCATTTTAGATTCCTTAATTGTTCTATAACATTTTCATCAATAAAAATATCAGATGAAATTATGTTTTCTCCTCTTATACCTTTCACAACCTTTGGCATCATAAACAAGTATACTAAGAATCCTTTCAGTATTGAATAATATTCAGAATTCATTTTAAAAAATAATATTCTAACTGCATGCTCAACTGGAAAAACATTAGTAAAAACTATAAAATGATTTAAGATCAATCTAGTTTTTAATTCACCTGTTAATCTATAATGATTGAAAAGTCTCTTAATGTAAGTGATTTTTTTCAAGTCCTCATAATACTCAACTTCAGTATTACATTGAGGATTGTCATAATGTTTCATGCAATAAAGATTTATATTATCTTCTTCGAGATTATCAAATCTCATTCCTCATCTTTATTATCATTGATTAATAGATCAAGTACATTAAGTGCACCATTAACCATGTGAATTTGTTTTTCAGTATTCACCAACTCTTGTTGAAGGTTGGTGAATTTTTCTCCTAATACTTTATTAGTATTCACCAACTCTTCTCTTTTTTTAACTATATCACCCATTGCCAAATCTTTACCATCATCACTCATAACAACCTTTCAAATAATATAATATTAACTTGCGGACGCAGTAGCTCCTATAGTCACAACCTTCCAATCTGTTCCATCATAAACACCGAGTGTTGCTGCACCAGCGTTTCCATCACTAATCCAAGCTAATTGTCCTGCCGCTAAATTAGTCCAAGCTCCAACTTCAGCTGTAGTTCCAGTAGGAAGTTTAAAGAAGTTTTGAACAGTAATCTTTTGGTTAGCAGGAGAACTACCAGTAGGATCATTGACGATCATTACTAAATCATCACCACTTGCAGCAGTTGCTGCATTCAAATCTGTTATTTTTTTATCAGCCATTATTTAAAATCTCCTAAATTAAAAAATTATACACCAAGACCAGTATTATCACCAGCGCCGACGTCAGATGTCATATTAACACAAACCAATGTTTCTCTCATTGCATTTGCATTATCATTACCACCTGCAGGAACTGTCCATCCTTGATGATTTACTTTACTTGATGCTCCTGTTTCTGTTGCATCAGCACCTAAACAATCTGTTTTTTCTGATGCGGTTAACCATTTTGGTTTGCTGCCCGCGCTATCATCTGCTCCCCATAAAGCCATATGTACTCCTTATAAACCTTTGTCTAAAAATTTTTGATAAGCCGCCTGAGATCTAAATCCCAACTCTTTCCACTTTCCGTCATCCTTTTTTGGTGCAGGGGGTGGTGGAGCAGGTTTCGCTTTTGGCGCTTCTGGTTTTTTTGATTCAGTTTTCTTTTCTGATTCAGCCATTGTATCTCCTTTATAAATTAATCAGCTACTACCTGATAGCCCATTTCCTTATATTTAGGTATTTTATCTACCATTACAAATACAAAATTCTCAATCTCCCCCGAGTCTCCTGTATCTAAATCTCTTATTCTATACATTAATACATTTCTTCCTGGTTGTACCATCTTCTCCAACTCTTGCAGGCCTTGATCATAATCTGACCAAGAGCTTCCTCTCATTTCTGTAGGATTAACAGAGTCAACCTTATCTTTCAATGCCTTTACTATTTCTAATGGTGACATTCTTGATTGAACTACATTTTTCATTTCATCATATTTTTCATTTACTGAAACACAATTAGGAACACTCTTACCATTTTTCTTTTTCATTCCTACTTGTTTGTAACCAGGCCAGCATGGTCCTTTGTCTTCATCCATAGCCCTTGTTACTTCTAATTCTTTATGAACACCCTTATCCATAAGTTTATGCATTGCTTTAGAAGCATGTGATCCAGATTTGTATGTACCGTGTATTTTACCATCCGCATCTTTTACATGATAAGTCCCTTTTTTCCAACCTCTCCTAACAACTTCATTAACTTCTTCTTTATTAAGTGTTTTCTTTATAGAATAGTCAGCAAATTTTTGTGCTTGTCTTGCTTTTCTTTTAGCTTTTGCAGGATCAGTAACAGACAATTCACCCCTACTTTTTTTCTCAGCTTTATCCATTGCACGATATGCCATGTCACCAGACATTTCATTAAATCCTCTAGACTTAGCAAACTTTCTAGCTTGGTCTAATGAAACATGAGATCCCCAATCTTTAATCTTCTTACCACTCTTATCTTGGACGTGCATTCTTACTTTATCTTGACTTTTACCTTTAATGTCTCTATGAGTAATGACAAAAGTATGTCCATCTTTATTTGTTAATTCTTCTGTAATACCATCAACAAAGTCAACTTTTCTAACTTCTTTAGAAACAACTTCTTCTTTGCTTGGTTTACCATGTTTATTATGTTGTGCCCAAGCAATAGCATAAGCACTATCTTTTCCTACTTTACTTTTCAAAGCTTTGACTTGATCTTCTCTCCCTGGTGGAGCTTTTTCTTGTAAATGTTTCTGTCTTAATTCATTGATTAAAGACTTTCTTTTCATTTCCTTTGATTCCATTTTCGGATTGATACTCACCTTTTCCTTTTTATTTGAAAGTTTTATTTTTGGTTCTTTTTTTACTTTCTTTTCATTTTCTATTTCATAGTCCAAACCATTACCATTTGCTTGTTCTGGTGGTGGTTGTTCTTGAGGTTGTTCCTCTGGTTGTTCTTCCTCAGGTTCTTCCTCAGGTTCTTCTTCATCATGCATACCATAAGATTTCATTGCTGATTTTAAATTGTTTTGATGTTTTTCTTGTTCTTCTGGTGGTAAAGAATCATATATTGCTTTTGTTATATGATCTTTCTGATGTTTTTCTCCCGCATGAGATTCTTCATCATCCATAGAATCATCTTCTGCATCTAATCTTCTTCTAACTTCAGCCTTTACTTCTGGACTCATACTAGTAGATTTAACCCATTCATCATAAGTTTTACCTTTAGCAATTTGTTCCAATGCGCCTCTTACAGATGTTTCTAAAGCATCAGTTGCTGCATCTTCTGTTATTTCATGTCTCAACCAATGTGG